TGATTGGGGGGATTAGGGACTCACAACCCCTAAAGTACCCTCAAAATCGCCGAAATATGCCCAAAAACCACCCAAAATAAGGCATTTTCAAGCTATTTCGGCTCCGCCCCAAAAACCCTTAAAAATTTGGGGGATTTTGGGGGACTGCTATTTTTAGCCATTTTAGGCCCATTTTTCCTATAATATCATAGTAATTTAACCACGATTTTAGCCCGAATCAACCCTGATTTTCCCACAATATTATAGGAAATCCGGCTGATTTAGACGATATAATTGACAATTTTACCTCGTTTTTTGGCCTCATAATAGTCAATATTACCAATTTTGAACCCATTAATACGACGTTTTCGCCACATAAATAGATCATCTTTAGCAGGATCCAGCTTCAAACCAGCACAAATATCATAGATATGTACACCATGTTTACAAGAATATTGGATCTTTTGATGCATTTTCTCCAGATCTTCGTACTCAATTCCGTTCCTGCTAAGCTCAGAAACACCAGTTAATCCCAAAGAATCCTTAATCAACCCCCGAATAATAGAGGATCTAGGCTTAATCATCCACTTAGGATAGTAGTTAGAATGATGTTCAGAATATGCGTCAGAGATCTCCAAGAAGAAGTTGACAACATCAATAGCTTCCACGATATTCTTTAATTTCAACACCTTAACCACGTTGGATCTACGATCAGCATACATCTCAAACTGGATTACTGTAGGATCTGTAAGCTTGAAATACATCTTGCCATAGATCTTCGCCAACATATACTTGTCATACTTATGAATATCCTTATAGAATTTGCGCAAGTAGTCTGTGAAGTTGATTTTAATTAAGTCTGTTCCAGGATCAATCACGACCATCGTAATTTACCTCCGGATCATCATAATCTGCTGTTACAAAACGTGAGTTTGTAGCCAACAGTACCTTACCAAGTTCCCGCCAATATACCAGAGAAGGTCTAACGATAGGAATAACATTATCACCATCAACCATGCTAGTATAGTCGGTCTTAACAATATCATCGAAGTCAACATCGACACCTTTACTAAACAAGTAACGACGGATTTCAATGTGTTGAGGAACATCCAAAGCGTCCTTTAGTAACCCGCGCATCCAGCGCACTTTTGGTTCAAACATCCATTCTGGCATAAGCGCCTTGTCTAAACGATATGAACTTTCGACAAGCATATTAAAGAAGTTTACGACCTGCACAAACATATCCGGAGTAAGTCCATATAATACCTTACGATCATATCTGTAACCATAGAAGCGGTATTTAAATTGAACCTGGGTTGGATCTGAGATGTTAAAATACATAAAACATTCAATCTTCTTGAAATAATCCAAGGCATCTGGACGATGTAATTCGAAAAGACGTGTGAAATATTTGGTTAAATCGATAACATAAATGTCGTTTTGGGTAGTCATCTTGATTCCTCCTATTCCTTAAACCTTACGAATGAATTGGCGAATATCGAGTGTTAGGTAATCACCTTTGTGGATCTGCTCAAATTTAATGATGAGTTCTCCATTAGAAATCTGAACTGAAGTTATCTGTCCGTTACGAGTCCCAGTATTCCAAAAGATATTTGCAGTAACTCCTACAGCAAATCGCTTAGTCACTTCGGTAATATCTACAAGATCTGTGATTGGTACAGAGATTTCATACTCATGGACGTCAGGATCTTCCGGATCAATACCAACTGAAAAAATAGGACCTTTTGTTTCCAGCATTTCAGTATTAACATTAATAAGCGTTTCAATACGAGCAAGAGCGTTACCGTATTTAATGGATTTGAATTCCTTGAAATTGAAGATGTAAATATCACCAATATATGGGATAATAGCGTCCAATGAATATAGCAGATCGTCTTTGAATGTATTCCATGAACAATCTTCAAAAGAATATAGAATGTCCGGCTTGTTCGTCGGAATACTAAATTCCTTAGCTCGTTTTTGTACACGAGCACAAATCTTAATACCATCACGTGAGTGTTTCACCCACAAGACATCATTCATATCGATGTCAAAAACTTTTAATGCCATACCATACCTCCTTAAATAACCTCACGGACAATTAGCCCGTGTTCGCGCAAAATAGGTTTAAGATCAAAGTCTTTACCCACCATAATAACATCTTCACCAGGTTTGGTCTGATGATTATCGAACCACAATATGAAGTTTTGTTTCATAGGCTCGTTGTCAAACACCAAAATCTTACGATTATGATGTCTCCATTGTTCCAAATCATCAGATGCAAGACCGAGATGAATAATCAGAACGTTTTGAATACCATTATCCACGATATGAACATTCCCTAAGGAAGGGATATTACCAACGAAGTCGACTTGCTTAGCCCGTGAGCTAGCCAATATAGATGGTTGTTTAGCGATGTATAGCTTAACCATGTTCGCATCATCAGGATATTCGTTTGTGGTGAAATGTGCATCGTATAGACTTCGCCAACCAATAACATAGTCCTTAGCCTCAATAGGATAGTGGTGACAGATACGTTTGTAATCTGCCACTGTCAAATATCCCATAGTCTTCAGAACTTTCAATAAGACACTTTTCAAATATGATGTCTTCTCCATACCAGACTTGAATTTCATTTACAGCTCCTTTTATTTGTTATCCCGCATAAGTTTAACGCCTTCTTCTAAGCGACGTACAAATTTACGATAGATGGCAGCATTCTTTTCCTTGAGTTCTTCAAGACGAGTTGTATCGTAGAGATCTGCGTTGTTAGGCACAATTTGTTTGAGGTGCATTGGATGGAAGAAAATATCATCGGATGCTTTAGGGCTTGTGTAGTCAAGAGCACGACGATCGAATCCGAACATGTAGTCTTCCAATTTAACTTTCTTATTAGCAGCTTTACGTAACTCGGCAACAGAAATAGAGTCGCCACGGTTTAATTTATCCAAGACATACATATACCATAGAACTTTTTGTCCTTGAGCGGTAATGTATTGTTCGTCGGTCATACCAGCGTTAGCAGCTTGCACAGCTTCGTCATTGAAATGTTTTGATTTGATAACAGGTAATCGAGTAATATCATACTTCATTAGTTTCTCCTTTTGTTTAACGTAATACTACGAGAAGATTTGCTCGTAGATCCCAAAGTAACTTCCGTGTATCAGCCTCTCCTACGATTTCGCTACGTAGAATAGTCGAGTCCAAGAGTTCTTTCAACTTCCTGGCAGCTTCAAAGATTTCCGCATCGTCCATGTTCGAGACGACCTTATCTTTTATTTCGTCCATTAGTCTTTCCTTTCCAATTGTATGTATTGTACTCGGAATGGTCCAGCTCCTTTTGGTAGCGAGTCGCGTCAAGAATATAGTAGTTTTTGACATCAACAGGACCACCCGGAGTAAACGTGCAGTCCAATGGTTTAGAGTCGAGAATATCCAAACGAGTCAAATGTGGCTCATCTGGATTATTCCAATATCTAACCAAGGATAAATTAATTACAGGTAGATTTGTTCCTTGACATGATGCAATTTCATTACCGTCAGATTTGTATTGAATGAACTTGTATGTCGTGGCATACTTTCTGAATATGGTATCGATGAAATCTTCAGAGTCATCAGCCTTGAACAATTCCTTAACCATAGCCAACAGTGATTCGGATGATTCAAATATAAACATCCGGTGATCATTGTCGGTTTCTGAGATCACAAGATATGGACAAAGCATATATTTGTCTTTACCCATATTGATCTTGATAAGATTATCTCCGTAAGCTATCCCAACCATGATATTGGGTCTAGCCTTGGATAATTTGGTCCAAAACATGAATTTGTAGCCCTTATAATAGTCCTCGTTTAAGACCGATAGATCGCTCTCTGCGCATTTTCTAAGTACGTCGGCCCTTTCTATCGAATAAGGAACTACATAGTCGTTAAACGCCATTATATAGCCTCCTAGACCCCTTCTAGCGGGTTAGTTTGTCCCAAAGGTCATCTCCAGCCTTTGGATAGATAACAAGTCCATCATTTGAGCCCCATTCGTCATATGCTTGACGTCCGAAAGTCAAATATCCTGCATGAGTTTTCTCCATAGGATAGATATAGCAGAATGTGTTGATGGATTGGATTGTGAATTCGGAATTAATTTTCATGTTTGAGATCATGCGATTCATTAAGCCCTCAGGACTTGACACGATCTCTCGTGGAATACAGACAAGAACTTCGTCCTCATCTTTCCTCTTGGCGAGGAAGAAATTATGAGTAGGCGCATCGCCGTTTTTGTATTCTTTAATGGTAGTAATACGACTACCGCCGCATAATACAAAGTTGTATCCACGCGCAGAATATACGTCGGTCAGGCTTCTAGAAAACCCTTCCACAACGCAATTATCTGATTCAGATTCGGATGCTTCCCATCCTTGGTTATATGACCGAAGTACAGGCGTCCCATTTCGCAAATACATGTGTTTCAAGTCATAACCGTTGATCAGTCGGTAGTGACTCATTTTGTATTTGTCTTTCGTTGTCCACATGATCCAAGTAGGCATTAAAGCCCACTCGATATCTGTGATGATTTTGTCAAGCCAACTTTTAAGATTAGCAAGACCTTCTTTTAGTTTTACAAATAGTTCTTTCATTAGGTTGTCCTTTCTGAAAATATGATGCGATGTCTCGCGTAGTAATTCAATTCCTAATGTTATACTTCTAGATTCATTAGAGGATTATCCAGATCATTATAAACACAGAATGATCGAATATGATTTTCGGTATTTCCAAAGAAATGCAGAATACTTCTAGAGAGTTTTGTAACATCCAATTTGTTTAGATGTAGCGTATCAGATCTACCAGCCGATGTATATCCAACAATAATTAATTCGTCAGCATCAGTTAGCAAATCTGCTACAAAAGCAATATACACAAAATCGGAATCTCTTAGAGTAATGGCGCCACTAGCGGCCAAGCAACGGAAAGAATATACCTTACCGTCTTTCTTGATGATAAGACGATTAATCTTCCGAGTCATCATCTTCTTCACCGTCCTCGTCCAGCTCTACGTAACCAACTTCGTGTTCAATACGTTTGTTGTATTCATCCCACAGTGACTTAGAATCATCATAGTCAGACTTAGGTAAACCAAACATACCGAAAGTATCATCATAATTTGGCTTGTTAGTGCGTCCACTTTCCAAATATGAGATAAATGTATCATGAGTAACAGCATCGAAGTCTTCAAATTCAATCGACATCTTATCGAAAATGAATTTCAGATATTCGGTCGCAGACTTCTTACCACCTTCCACATGTAGGTTTTCGGCAAACCAAATAAGCAGTTCGCCAATACTTGCCCAGCTAGAATATTTAGATGCGAATCCAAAGTATTCCACGCGCTTGTCAATTAATTGTTGACGGATGTTAAGTAAGGCGATGTTTTGTTTGTTAGGAGTATATTCCCAAGCAAAGATAGGTGCAAAGTCATCAATAAGTTTTGAATTATGGATTCCTGCACGGTCAAGAACTAACGCACAATAGTAGTCATAGCTATCTTGCGTGTCTTTATCGTAGATCATACGTTCATACTCCATTTCATTAGCTTTAAGCGAGCGGATTGTGTACATCATGTCATCAATGATCTTACGAATTTCTTTCGCAGATCGTTTATCACGATAGTTTAGAAATCGATCCTTCATTTCGAATTCGTCAAATTTACGAACCACGGAAATTGTATCTCCTTGTCCATCGGGTAAGTCGATAACTTCTTCGGTCATTGGATCATATTCAATCCCAGCAGCATTTTCATATGGAGTGATGTTACGGATAATCATACCGTTTTCTTTACGCCACGAATGGCCATCACCAAATTCAAGAGGGTCTTGGTCATGTTCAATATCGCGTTCAAGATCCATCAGAGCATCACGCTCCTCGAGACGTTTCTCAATCTCAGCAGCTTCGTGTGCTTCCAATAGTTCTTCATACGAAAGACCATCTTCTTCCAACTTCTTTTCTTCCTTATACCATTTGTAGAGACGGTAACCGGCATAGCCGATACCCGCCACTAAAACAGTATATCCCAAAATCTTCAAGTTTCTATTCATTATTGGAATATCCTTTCAAAATTTAATTATGCTTGTTCGTCCGCTTCTGCGTAGATGTTTGGAGCGTAACGGTTGCGTGGGCGTTTCCAGCGAACATATGTTTGTGGAACCATAGCTTTAGCTTCTTCATCCCACATGTCGAATGTATCCCATTCAATATAGAATTGATCAGTGTCTGACCAGAAGAATGGTAGGGCAGCAGATGGTACTTCAAATCCAAGTTGTTCCAACACATATGGGAATGTCAATTCACCCCATTTAGCCATTTTAGGAATTAAGATTTCATTGTAGATTTCTTGGATTGTGCGTTCATTGTATTCTGGTTCGCCAGGCGAGTTGAGGTTAGAATTCTTGAAATATGCACCATAGAAAAGCCCTTCGCTAGGTACTTCAACAGTAGTTTCGATTTCATTTCCATCTTCGTCAGTGATTGTGATTTTACGTGTGTCGTGAGGAGTATCGAGACGTTTGAATGTTTCTTCGTCAAGGATTTCCTTAGCACGTTTGCGGTAACGTGAATGTTCTTCTGTGATTACCGCGAGAGCAGCCGTAACAGCTTTGAGGCGATTGTTCTGAATAGCGTATGAAAGTCCAATACAAGCGACACTAAGAGTCCCAACAAGGACAGGAACAGCAATGTCTTTGGCAACCTCAGTAGCGATTTCAACTTTTGATGGGACAATTCCATCCTCCTTCATTTCCTCAAATTTTTCTAAAGTCTTATCGACTTTCTTAGCTGCTTGGTAAGATGTTACAGCAGTAGCAACAAGTCCTACACCTCCAGCGATAACCAATGCAAGTGGTGCGTGTTTAATTCCAAAGTTCTTAGCAGCAACCAGTCCGCGACGTGAGTTCTTAGCGAGGTCTGCAAAATTAATTGATGGTAATTTCATTATGTGTTCTCCTTTTATAAAATAGTGTTGATAACTTCATTAGATTCTTCTTTAAGAAGAGAATATCCGCAGATGTTTGATAAGATGAATGATGAGTTAGCTCGAACCTTTCGCTCCTTATTAATATGAGCGTCGTGTTCAAATTCCAAAACTCCATCATTAATAGTTAGTCCAGTAACATTACTGAATAATAATGGCTGTTGATTTTGATGCGTGTGTTTCTGATAAATCCTAACCCGCATATGTTTCCTCCTGTAGTGCTTTTCCGTGTTGCGCACGTTTGATAGCTGCATCACGGTATTCGTCCACAATATGCTTGTATTGCAAATATGTAGACGGAGTAAATCCATGTTTGTTCTGCAGATCTTTGATTCGTTGTCGTACACCACGTAAATGTGTATTCATAGACTTGAAGTCAAATATATCTGCGCTATTGATCATACCAATAGTCATTCCCGAAACTTGGTTCTGCTTAATTGAGATTTGTTCTTCTTTACGCATAAGATAATCGATGAGAAATGCGTACTCCGTTTCTGGAGTCCAATACAATGAATAAGAGTTGATTTTGCGTACTGCAACCATAATTAAGCCTCCTGCTTTTGTTTAATAGCTATCTTGCGAATATCGGCACGTTCAAACACATGCTCGACAGTTTCGTTAATTTCAACCAAATGTTCAATAATAGTAACAGTGGTTTCGCTGCGTGTGTATGTTAATCGTAGTTCCTTACCGTATTGGTCTTTAGGAACGTAGTTAAAATATTCACGACTTCCATCGCGAAATATAACGTCAATCTTTGTGATCATTTAGGCCTCATTTCTTCAACCAAGCAAATGCTAGGATGATCCAACCAACAGGGCCAATGCAAAGTAAAAATAGGGTAGCGAGTAAGTTTTTCATTTTAGTTTCCTCCGTTTATCTTTTAATCCAATCCATGAATATGAGTAGCCAACCAATTGGTCCACATGCGAACAAATATAAGTATGCTATATAGCGTCTCATTCTTTGTCCTCCAAATATTCAGATCCGAACATACCAATTCGAATTCCGTCTTCCTTACAAATAGCATCGAATGCGAAATATGATTGTACACATCCAATAACATAACCGATTCCAACCAAACCAATACCAATAACGAATTTCTTCATTAGTAAACTCCTAACTAAATTTCCTCAACAGGTGGGAATTGAATTGTATAACCTCCACCACGCGCAGCGACAATCTTAGATCCACGAAGATCTGTCCAACCATAAGAATTATCAGTAAACCTTGATGGAATATCCGATAGTTCATAGTAATCTGCGACAGATACAACCTTGTAATGCTCAAGGTTACTTAACATAATGTTAAAGATTTCCTGAGCGTCCTGTGCAGTTTCAAAGTCAACATATTTCAACACATCTGATGTCTTTTCGGAACGACGATTGAATTGTCTATCATAGTCAATGCGTCCCCCTCCTCGATATGTATCCATACGTGTGACATTGTTTCGTCCACGACCCCAGTATTGCGTGGGCTGTCGATGATAAATATAGTCATCTCCTAACACAGCGCGCTGGATCGCAGTTGTAGTAATATCGACGAAAGTGTTTTGCGCACTCGGGATAATAACTTCATGCACGAGATGTTGTACAACACCTTTGAATCCACCTTCTCCGAAAAATAGTAATCCGGCTCGAGATAACAAACTAGGTTTGCGCACCCGTCCTTTAGCTACTGCTTTCTGCTTTTTACGCACAGCAGTCCCGTCATTCTTTTCTACCTTAGTAGATTTTTGTTTTACCTTATTGTAGTCAACCATTATACTCTCCTAACATTCAATACTGCAGACCATTCGTATGTTACAGGGTCCATTTGTTTCTTGACACCATCTGCAATATATGTTCTTCCTTCAAACCAAACACGATTATTATAACCATTAAGTTCGGTTGCTAGATCCGCCAACGTAATATCACTGGCGTTGTCTAATGGCACAAAGAATCTACCAGTGACAGGGTTAAAATCAGGGACATACATTGCGTCATAATCTTCTAATATGACAGCCATATATGTCTATGCCTCCTTTCTGTGACAAAAAAATAAAAGAGGGTGTAAATAACCCTCCAGTATTAGTCGATATCTTCCGATTCGAACTCAACGTCAATAACGTCGTCTTCGTCATCCTTAGATTTAGACCCAGCGAGTAGTGAGATCACGAAAGCTCCAGTCCCGATCAAGGCTGCTCCAACTAGTACTTTCTTAGCCACTGGACGCCATTTGGCAATTTGTTGTGCCATAGTAAGCTTTTCCGGTTCAGCTACGATAGTAGTTGTAACATCTTGCTCAACTGCAGCTTCTGCTGCTTTCACTTGCTCATCTGAGATAACCTCAGTTTGATTTTCAACGATTGTTTCTTTTGACATCTTTGTGTCCTCCTTTGTTTTAATATCGTTTCATTATCTGCTATGTAATTTCTGCGACTACTTTTTCCAAATTTTGGATAGTAACGTAATTGTAAAGACAATCCATACAGCGCCGGTTATTCCGATTACTACAGATGGACCATAAATAACGGCTGGAAATATCCCTAACGCAATCCCGCAGATAATCGAGAATGGTACGGATAAAACCAGCACAGCAGCTGTTAAAATAATTTTAACGGTCGATGTATTCAACTTCCTTAATCTCCTCTTCAGTTCAAAATGTTTCGAATTCCTCCATATCAGAGCGTTCGAAATGAATGGTGAGATTGTCAGGGAGTTCCATTTGTACTTCAGAGCTGCAAGCGTAAAAATTATCACGAAGTGTGTCCATGTCTTTTAGTGACATTGGAATACGAATATGTTTTCTCATTAATATTTCCTCCCTAAACGGCGAATAGTGCCGTATTCGTTCACCAGTAAAATAGTATTGACAAATCCATCAGTACTCGGGATACCGACAGACTTGTCTTGAATAGCATATTGCTTGTTGTTAATAACCAGCACATACTCACAATTTAAATCCAACATGTGTACGATCGAAATAGGTATATCCACAACAACAGAGCTTATGCGTCTATCAGATGTTGGGAATGTGTCCTCATATTTACCGCCAAATGTTGTAGTTGTCCCTTTGTAATAAATAGACAACGAGATATTTTGTTTCTGTTCCATACCAAACCTACCTCAAATATGTATTGTCCTGCAAAGCTTGTTGCAGAAGTTCTTTAGTTGTAGACGTTCCAACATATATTCTGTCGAACATCACGTCAATGACACTCAAGAAATATTTGATAGACTCTTTATCACGTTTGACATAGGCAGTCTGACGATCTTCCTCATAAGGATGGAAAGAATCCTCGGATATATTCATACCAATATCTTCGTAATAAAATGACTCGGTCAGTGTGAGCACCAGTTCGTCCACAAGTCTTCTAGACAATTTGAATAACAATCCTTCTAAATCTATGAATTCTAGATTATCAGGAATAGTCATCATCATGTTCAAATATGACTTGTAGTCTTCCTGGGCTTGATGCTCACACCAACTAGTGATAAGTCTATCGATATAGAAATCCTCGATCATGAATACATTTTGTAGATCCATTGATCGAATGTTTGCTATAATTTGGTTCTTGAAGTCATTACTAGATAAAATAACCTTTTTATCTTTCATGTTTCTTTCTGTCCAAACTTTCTAACATTTCTTTTCGCATTTCGTCCGGATTCCTGTTGAATTCGAATGTTACTGACTCAGCATCTTCTTTCATAGATTCTTCAGTTCTATCTAAGACATGCTTAAATACGTCAGACATGAATTTTGTATCTTCGTATGATACGTCCGGATCATGAAATGCGTTCTCGTAATATCGCGAGTCTATGATAGATAAGCATAGAGCATCTACAATTTTACGAGCAATTTTGAATACGAAAAGATTAGGATCTATCACAGTAATACCATCCGGTACACTTGCGAGGAATACGTAATATGCTTTGTAATCCTCTTGCGCTGGCGACATTTCTGTCTCAGGATCCTTCTCCTTCCATTTAGTGATTGCCGCCTCGATCAAAGATTGGTTAATATACAACATATCAGCTAGAGGCATATCTCTAACCATTGTTTCAACTGTCTCTTTGAATTCGGTAGACGACATAATATAACCTTTAGTCATCTTCAACCTTTCTTCTAATTCCGAGAATATCGGAAAGAATTTTGAGACCTTCCAAAGTCATTTTATCTTCTTCAGTCTCTGGTATAAATACGTTTTCGAAATCTAAGTTTTCCATTTGTATCCTTTCATCTAATCAATCCATAAATCCAGATTTCAAATCATCAATAGACTTTTGAATTGTATCGTTTAATTCGTCACGATGGGCGAGTACAAAATCAATAAAACTGTCTCTAGAGTCAAACATGGATTTCTTAGCTGCGGCCCGTACAACAATGCATTTCCATGGATGTGAGTCATCTGTAACAACATCGATGACAATAACATGTGGAAAATCGGAAACGTTCATATCTAGATTAACATCACGATTAAATATTTGTCTCTTCAATGAATCAATATATTTGTCAGCGCTTTTCGAGCTAAGACGATTGATCCCATAGTCATATCGAAATGTCTGGAAAGTAATACCTTTCTCTGACCAATATCTTATATTATCCATCATTCACCTAACCCTCCAGTAAGTCGTTATCATCAAGCGATTCTTTACAATACGAAAATATGATCGACTTAGCAAATTCTTCATCAATCAATGCGTATTTACGTTGCAGTACAGTACATCCAGGATACTTTTCGCTAGGACCAAGAATCTTAGCCTCCATACAATATCCCCAATGAGGGATTCCGTCGATTGATCGCTCATAAGGAAGTTTTGAGTCAACAACATACTCGGATCGTTTAAACTCTTCTTTAGCGTAAACTTCATCCGAAAAATGATCCCATGTTGTATTCATCAAAATGTTATCGACCTCTCTAAGTTCATATTCATGAAAAGAAGACGCATCGTATGTGAGATCTTTCATATCATACTCAGTAATAACAAACCCGATTTTGTCAGGATTCTTACGAACAGATTTGCGACGAATCGCTTTACTGTTGAATGTATAAAATGCAACGTCGTCAAGATCACATTTTTCAGAGATATTACTTTTACGTATACAACCTTTCCATTTGTTGTCTTGAGTTTTTATAAAAGTAATAATACGGACAGGAATATGCTTCCCATCCGTGGTATATATGCCCAAATATAACTTCTTTGTATCCACACGATTCATGATTAGTTCTCCTGTTTATCCAAGTGATTCCACATAGTCTTGAAAAATATGAAGACTAACACTACTGCAATTACAAACGAGATTCCTGTTAATTCCCAAACTGACATATCACTTGTCCTCCTTCTTTAGTCCATGATGACTATGTAAATACATTTTGATATGAATACGCAATTCATTCACAAGCCTGTTGATTAAAATAAGATCCCGAGTTTTATAAGTGTTTGTCTTACGTTTCGGATTAAGATATTTCTTATAAATAGCAATATCTTCTTTAATGAAGTTTGCATCTCCGTATGGAGTACCTTTAGCTAGTTCCAAATAATACTCAAGACGTTCAATACATGCGAGCGTACGTAGAATCATCTTTGCTTTATTTTTAAGGCCACGTTTCATTTGTTTTCTCCATTCTTTTGAACTAAATAATTGTAATATCCAAGCTTTAAACCTCGAGTGGTATAATTGCTAGGTTCCTTTACATAAATAATAGTAAAATCAAATTTGTATTTACATTCCGGGAAATTGAATTTTGACACGTTGGTTTTAACACCAATATCCATATGTTCGACAAATCCCATAAGATTGACTAGAGCAGTAGAACCGTCGATCTTATCAATCGGTTTGAAACCATTCATTTTATTATAATAGTACTCATAAAATTCTTCTAAGAATTTCCTATCAGACGAGTGTAATGTGACCTCTGCGGAGAATAGCTTTTCACCATTCTCCAAGGTACAAATATGACAATCATATTTACTAGATATTTTAAGATCTTTCATTATTGACCTCCGTATTTGAAGTAGTCCTTCACGAATTCACGGAATGAAATATCCAAAGAATTCTTAACATATGTTAACTCCATCATAAAGAAATGAGGACGTTCTCGTTCATATTTAGAAGTTACAGTTGTATCAATATGGGAAATGAAGCCGAGGATAGTTCCGGGTTCTAATTCCTTAATTCCTCTAAGACCTCTAGTCATCGATAATTCATCATAGGCTGGTTTGTTTGCGTCAAGTTGTTCCCAAACAGCTTTTCGATCATGTCCAGAAATTCTAATCGTTGCTTTGTATACATCGCCATAACCATGGTTATATTGGTATACGTCATACTCACCATGACACTCAAATACTTCATTAGTGTCCGTACTATTTTCTGGTTTTAATAACATATCATTCTCCTTTACGTTTCATACCATACATGCCAGCGGCAAGAACTGCAATGACAATGCCTCCGAATAACAGATATGATTCTTCAGCATCTCCTGTAGCTGGAAGTTGTTGTCCTTTAGTAAAATAAGTTGTTTCTTGAACTTTGTTACCTGGTTGATCTGGAGTAGGAACTTCAGTCTTAGGCTTTTCTTCTTTAGGCGCAGGAACATCTGGGATTTTCAACTCCGGTAATTCCAATACAGGCGCTGGCGGCATTTGTGGAATATCCTTAAGATCGATAGTCGGTTTGTAGTGAACTGGCGCGTCGTTAGGAATAACGCCACCTTGCCATTCAGGTTTATCATACTTAGGAGCATCAAATGGTACAGTTCCTCCGTTCCATTCCGGCTTAGTATGTACAGGTGCTTCGTTAGGGATTGTTCCACCATTCCATTCAGGTTTTGTATGAACTGGTGGATCCAATGGAACTACGCCGCCTTCGAATTCTGGAAGTTCATATTTAGGAGCATCATTTGGTTTATCCCATTTTGGACGAGACTTACCAACGGCACGACCATTGCCATCGTACAATTTAGTTTCAGCTTCATGCGATACAAATCCACCATTCCAGCTTGCGGTAAACAGATTGGTAGGATTGTATTGAACAGGTGTGCGAAGACGAGTCTCGTATTCAACCATCAAGATTTTGTTTTCGATCTTATCGATATGGGTCGTGAAACCATTGCTGTTGAATTTAGTGTTGACTTGTGCTTGTGTAGCAGGTGAGTCGTATACCCATGGGTCAACATCTTTCACGTAGCTGTAAATAAGGCTACCTTCAACATAGTCTTGATCGTCAGACCAAGTATCGGCGATATTAACATCTTCCATAGTTTGACGCTTATAGTTCAAACGTGCAACCCAATGAATAAGTGTGTTGTCTGAGCGGTCTTGGTAACCGTATTTGTAAAGCTCCTCGTTAGGGTTGATAGTACCTTTAGAGCCGGCCTTAAGCTCAACAATAGTTCCGTTGAAGTTGATATTACGCTTAGTATTTTCCTGCACGATTTCACGGTTGATTTGGGTATGGAAGTTCAGACTGATAGATTTGTCCAGCGGATGGTCTTGGAAATAGTTATTGAACGTTGTAGTAACCGTTCTCTCATTAGCCTTAACATCAGCAGTTCCAACTTCTGTTTCGCCAGTTTCGTTATATACAGGGAAGTTGTATGAGGTTTCAAGGTTCAACTCTTCGGGGATGTTAAATGTCATTGTGTCCCCATTGTTGATTTGGACTTCGTCTGGAATATCAGTTTTAATATTCACTTCAACATCAGACCAGATAGAATCTTCTTCCTTCTTAGTTACCGTTACCTCAGGATCAGTAGCTACGAGTTCGGTAGAACCTTCAGCTTTAGTAACATCGGCAAACACGGATTCGGTAACAACAGCGGATCCAAAAAGAGCAATACCCATCATAGCAAGTTTAAGTGTAGTTTGTTTTTTCATTGTAAATTCTCCTTTAATACAAAAATATAATGTGTGTTTTGAAATAATTTAGAAAAAAAGAAAGAGCGTATTTAAACGCTCACTTGAATGTATTCACTTTCATGGTCACTGTATAGAGTTACGTTATACCCTGTTTCAACCATTTTGCCGTATACAAGATCGATGTTGTTGCACAAGGCTTGAAAATCAATTCCTTCGATTCCGAAATCCACAATATCAATATTTGTGATTTCAATTTCTCGGGCTCGATTAAGATACCTTTCTGCAATTAAATCGTGTATATGATCCATGATTGTGTCAAGGCTGTCCTTAACCCGATTACGGTCTTCCAATTTAAGTGTAAGTAATTTGTTTTGTTGCATTGTAAATGCCTCCTTCTTTTATTTCATTATAACATATGTAATTACTGCGGAATATTTATAATTTTAACTTTCTTTCCACAGTCGAGTACGCGTTGAAATGAATCCAAGAAAGAGTTTGAGAGGAATGTTTGCAAAGCTGCTTCTATAGAAGAAGCCATTGTCAATTTGTCATCGGTAAATACTAAATGGTAGTATCCATGATCGGGATTAGTGGTACCTTCGTACATGTCATATATAAATGATCTAGTTAAAAGTTCTTCGTCACTAGAGTACTTATATGTTATTGCTTCACCATCTTCCTTACATAATTTGGATTTAACAACGTCATCTTTGAAATATTCGATACGATCACAATCATACAATACCAGATCCATGAACGAATCGTCAATACGTGTTCTAGGTTTTAGGATTTTGGATCTTTGCTTTGCGACATTGGATTGTATAAGCGCCCTCATGTTGTTCGGCAACTCATCCAGTAAACATTTCTTGAAATCAATGAACGTGTTAAGAGCTAACTCGAAATACTCAATATTTGGGAATACATATTTTGAAAATAGTGTATTTGTTTTCACATAGATAACTTTATTAAGATCATCATTACGAACATTAAAGTAGATCTCGAGTCGATCACTATCTTTAAATTCAACACCACGAAGTTCCTTCACATAACGTAAGAAATCTGAGAAATCGATCTTGTAAAAGATATCGCGACCAATGGCTTTAACCAAACCAGCAGCTCCCGCATCTTTATGAATATTCAAAAATAGTCTAAGCTGTTCTTTGTTTTGAATTTCGATTTCTCCATCAGGTTCTGTACAGTGTTCTCCAGATTTGAATACTCGAATTCCGGAATAATATCCTTCTTTGCGAATTTCTTTGGACGGGATTGCTTCATCGGTAAAAGCTTTAATTGGATCAAAGGTAAGTTCTTTAATTCTATTTATGGCTTCCGATACTTCTTGCGTAATAGTCTTATTATCAAACCATACAGATGCCATAAGAGCATAATTAGATAGGTCGCGAAGAGTATCGGAAATACTTTCGTCTTTAACCTTAGCTTCGGACTTAATAAGCGTGCGAAGACGTCCCATTTTGTCTTCCATACGAATAAGAGCTGCGATTAGCCCATATTCTTCAAGAGAAGATTCGAAAGAGTTTCCATAATCAGCATTTTTATCAACAAAGGTTTGTAACAGTTCATCATGCGCATTTTGCATATTTTCTTTTGTAATTTTTGTCATTATCTGACTCCTTTAAATTTATTTTGAGAAAAAAAAGAAAGGGTATAATAACCCTTATTTAAATTTAGAACTAACCATACCCCAGACTTTCGAAGTAATGATATTTGTCTGTTCGAAATTTAACACTGCTGCCATGCCTACAAAGTTGACGACAGCGTTAAAACCATCTTTCCAAGTAATACTGTTCTTGCGTTCTTCATTCTTCAACGCAAGTAACTTCGCATACTTGATAGTCAATTTTAGCACTTCATCGGTTGTAGTGGCATATGCCATCTCGACCTTGCATAATTCCATTTGCTTGTCAAGCCCGTCATAAAGTAAGTTCATTAAAATATCGTACATTATTTGTACTCCTTTCTTTTTCTCATTATGGTATAAGTAATTCCTGCGATCATCTGTTTATAAGATTATTGATAAGGTTGTAGTCGGGTGCTAGCTGCCAAGATAGCCATAACGAGAATACTGTGTTAAATAATATCACGAATGGTAATGCAATATTGATATACACAAGAATCCGATTGGGTTTACTTTTAGCATAATATTTACCATCATACATTACCTTGTTCCAATTATCGAGATCGAATGAATCGGTTCCAAAGCTAGCTACAGTCACAAATATCAGGCCAATAACCAAAATAATTGTCGAAATGATAATCCAATAGACCATCACATCGTGCCATTTAGATTGTTCCTTAAGAACTTCATACGAAGCAGCTATTTTATCCCCGTATTTGTCTAGGAATTTTACAACTTCATCAGTCATTACCATATTCCTCCTCTACAAGACGCTTGAATTGTTCTTCACTGTTCAATTCTCGAAGTTCAACATTTACTTTGTGGACATTATATACCGCCACACCGGCAACAAATAAAGAACATACGGTGCCAAACATAGTAAGAACCGCTGCTTTAATTTGTTCACGGGCAACTCCTTGACGTAGCCCGTGTTCATAAGCCACTTGCATCGCTGGATCTTCGAAATGTACGCTTGGTTTTTGATTGTCTGTTAATTTAAACATAATGTTACTCCTTTTTTATTTAATATCAATCGAAGACAAAATAGCATTGTATGATTTTTCAATACTTTCTGCTTCGTTAGTTGTTACGATAATTTGTTTGGCAATAGAATATGAATTTGGATATTGTGTTAACAAAACCTCCAATAGACGATATTTTCCTGTTAATTCAAGAACCATAAGATGGGCCTTTACAACTTTGGAATTTTGACCATCCGTATACTGAACAAGTTTATTCAGTTCTTCTACTTGTTTGGAATAAGCATATTGGTAGATCTCCATTTGATCAGACCATTGTTTTCGATGATTTCCGAAGAAGAAATAAATCCATAAGAAAAATGCCTCAATACGAGTTTTCATTATATCATCCTTTCAACATTAGTTTTGCGATTTCCTTGTCTTTAAGTAATTGTTTGGCGGCATATGGCATGACAAGTTTATTGTGAATAGCAGATACTCCAAGATATGATCCATAAAGCAGCAAGGAAAATGTGAATACGCGAGATGTAATATTTCGTAAGGTATTTACATTCTTTTCAGAAAATAGAGCCAAATCTAGAACCGCTTTATGGTTCTTAAGAGCAAGTTCCAAGATCTTAGGATCAGTAGTTTCAATTTTCATGTTTATTTTCTCCTTTTAATAATTTGTTTGCCGTAGCGCGCTTTAAATTCTTCACGAAGTTCTGGCCGTCCACATTTATCGAACCGGTCTTCATAATAACCAGCCCAGTCCAATAGTTCCTTCAAAGGTTCCATTTCAGAAATCTGGAATTGGTCCTTGTCAATATGATTATAACCGCAATAGTCACGTACACGGACATATGCGTAATCGCCACCAAGCATAACCACAAGTTCAACAATTATACCGTTTTCGAATGGGTAATTGTAATGGGTCATAATCTTGGATTTGTTTTGAATAATGAAAGGATTCTTCCTACCAAACTGTACTGGCCTAACATTTTTAGTCATTATATACTCCTTTAGTTTTTATCCAATAGTCCATTCATCTTGTCGATGACGTTTCTAAGTTCCTGCTTGTCTTTCTCTAGTTCACCAATACGAATTTCTAGTTGATCGATATGTTTGTCTCGGTCGGTATCACCGCGACGGTCAAGAACCTCAAATATACCTAATCCGAACAATACAAGTCCGAATAAGATAAAACATGCAATACTACGATTAATTTTCTTCATATAGTAATCCTTTCTTTATTGAAATAACATTGGTGGATATAACCCTTTAACCCAACGATCAGTTTCATCAAGCTTTTCTTTGGCTTTAGGTAAAGATTTAGCTTTATCGACAAATTCGTTAGCCTTAGCTAAATCATCAATTTCGAATATTGACTGGGCTGTACTGGAAGATACATCATTTTTCTCAGAAGTTTTAGGGAAATCCACAACGGTGTCGTATTGTCTTATGTCTAGATATCCATCAATACGGGATACTGATAATACAGGTTTCTTATCACGATTTTCCATATCGTAAGACAATTGTACAACATAACCGTTCGGGGTTCCATAGTAGAATGTCTTTAATTGACCGGCTAAAAGTCCCATATCTGGTTCAGTCCACATTTTACCGTCCTTCATTGGTGGAGATAGTGGCGAAATAGGTGTTTCTGGCATTAAGATTTACCTCCTTTGAATTCAATAATTAGTGTCGAATATACCATGTCCATATCATGGTCAATGTCATACGACCTGGTAACATCAATAGTAGCCTTATATCCGGCGTCATTTAAGTCGAACACCAACTGTTGCATTATGATATGAACCGGGAACGTATCTGAATTATCGTATCCATTTTCTTTTAGAATTTTACGAATATCAACAATACGTATATAGATTGGATCAGATATCGAATTTATTAGAATTTCATTAATCCGCTCAATAATAGAGTCATAATTAAATTCCTTAGTCAATAATACTTCTAATCGTTTACGGTTAATTTCCTTAATAGGAACAATTTTACTCACCCATTATCTCCTTTCTAGGTTCATACTTTTCCTTGAGTTCCAAGTACTTGTCATAATAATATGTAGCAGCTTCGTCACGAGTCTTCCATCGGTTCTCAATCATTTCGTATTGATGTTCCAATGAGAAGATCTTGTCTTCCTGCTTCTTTATTGTATTTTGATACACAATATTTTTGTCATGTAAATCAATGGAATATGCAAGTAGTACAATTGTAGAAATGACCACAAATGCGCTAGTTAGACCCATTATCCGTCGTCTGATTCTTTTTCGCATAAGCTTCCTCCGCTTTAAAATATCTTGTAATTTGTAGGTTGTTTACAGTTTCGGGATCCTTTAATTGATATCTCGTATCAAAAACATCTAAAGAAAGTCTATCGACATAAATATCTGTAATCTCTTTAGAATGATCTTTACTAGCCAATCCAGGAATAAAGAATATAGGATTGAAATACCAACAGTCAAGGTCTTCATCAATATCAAACATTATAAATGGATTTCTGGCCGGATCAAATGTAACAACTGCAAATATATCATTGCCGTCACGAATCAATTTAGCTTCGGCAAATTTTTCATAAATAGAATTAACAAATGGAATATCTTGATGTTTTAAAATATTCTCCAAACCTTCCTCTGTCAAAGAATAATCCGACATTGGGATCTTACCATCCTTAATTATACAACCTTTATAATACATCGTAATTCCTTTCTAAAAAAAACAAAGGCTAATTATATATTAGCCTCCAAAGATTTTAAATGCTAGATCACATAGTGTCTTGCACCAAAACAAGTCCCATAAAGTTTTGACTGCTTTCATAATGTGTTCCTCCTTTTATTATTTCTTCATTATAGTATATGTAATTACTGCGAAACCAGCACAAGATGCCGGATACGAATTGATTGACCATAACCACGGTCTGGGTTTACAGTTATATGTTCTGTAGGATCAGTATTTTGAATCAACATGCGGTCAATAGTATTGGTCGTGACAAACATATCCCATCGATATAGATCCAAACTAATGTCTATAATGGACTCATTAACTTCTAGTTTATGAGGAAACTTTATGAAGAATTCTCCATAAGCCTCAATTCCCTCAATATTTCTATTATGAATATTATCATAAGCTAATAGTACATCGTCCTCATTAACCAAAATAGACCTAACCCGATAGTCACTATCCATTGGTCTAACTGTCTTCAAAATAACGCGAATATGTCTTTGCATATTATAATCCTTTCTTTCCAAACAAATAAGATAGCACAAACGTAGCTATCCACATTCCTCCAATAGTAACTCCTAATATATCCATAATGCCCATTGTGGTAGTCTTCCACGACCACCGAATTTAGTTCCTTCCTGTGATAATAGTTCTTGGTAAGCCATCGCTTTACCGTCTGTAAATATCGTATGATCATTTGGTGCTGATATTATGAAATGTGGCAACTCTGTGTAATCAACACCATGGTCTAACATGTCGCCAATTGTGTGCACATACGTTTTAATCAACGCAAATGTGTTTTGAAAATCCCTCGCGCCAATAGAAAGCATCTTAACGCTAGATAAATAACGTTGTAGAGCATCTTTTGGCACATCTATGTAGATGCATTTGTCGTAAGACTTTTCGGGTATTATAACTCCTTGACAGTAAACATGATTTCCAGATAAGACCATGTCAATCTTTGTCCGGAAAGTGTCGTCATTATGATTGTACACAACTTCAATCTTACGAATGTAGTTGTTGTATTTCTCTACTAAGGTTGTTTCTGATTGTTTCTTTCGTTTATTAAAAACCGGAATCCTAATCTTATCAAATGGTATCATAATAATTTCTCCTTTATAGTTTTATTGGACTAGGAAGGTCTAAGTAGAAACCTTCATTATCTCTCCTAATACGAACATTCGAAATGGTTTCTTTGGTCCATCCGTATTCTTCAGAATCGTTAGCATAATCCAAAAAATGTTGCGATTGAATAATCTTTAACAGAAGCAGCATTACAAATATAGGCTATGTTCATTAAATGATCTAAAAGAAATTGTGAAGATAGTCGATCAATGAAATGTACTTTTTGAAATTTAACAGTGTTTGTCATAATATCTCCTTTAGAATTTTATAGGTGTTGGTAAATCGAGCCAGTAGCCTGAGCGATTGTGTGTGATAGGTGCTGTTCGAATCATTTCATCGTCCCAGCCGTGTTGTCGATCGTAGTTGTTATTAATAAAACCTAAAATAATCGAATAGTCACGACAATTGACCCATTGGTATTTCTTATACCAGTCAAGCATTTCTTTACGAATTTCCTCGACTTCTTCAGGCGTTGGTAGAGGTCGCTTCGGAATGGCTAGTGGTTGTAACAAACGATCTTCGTCTATGTTCATATTAGAACCTCCTTACAAAAAATAATGAGACGTGTTGTCTCAAGAAAAAAGAAGAATGCGGATTTGCGGCATCGTCACCGCACTTCTATAGGTTATATAGCTGCTTTCCTATTTCACTAAGCAAACCCTTCTTTTGTTTATATTCCTCTTCATTATGATATATGTAATTTCTGCGAAAAAAGAAAGAGGACTAATCGTCCTCAAACAACGTTGTACAATACACAGTACATGCTGATTTTGTTATCAATGCTATTGTCTTTAACATAAGTCTAACAGCTTTAATTCTAGAATAGTTATCGTGTTTTAACAATTCCATCAGTTCATTCTGCACACCACACAACTTAACACGATTCACATGTAGTCGTCGCGTATATCTATCCATTCTTATATCGAATGGATTAGAATCCTCACAACTATTTATGTAAATGTTTAAGTAGTATGTATATGCTTCGATCCAATCAATTGTTAGATTTACTACCTCATCTAGGTTTTCTGTATCCTTTATATCCTTAGTATCAAAAGGCATATAATAACCAAAATCACTCAATCTGTGATATAATACTTCATTATGTTTAAATTTCATAATTGTTTCCTCTTTTCTTATTTCTTCATTATATGGCTTGTAATTAATGCGAAGAAAAAAAA